GTGGTGGCATCGTACAGAAAGCGAAGCGGTGGATGGCGCGCCGAGGTGGCAAAGAAGGGCGTTCGAGACTCCGGCACCTTTTCCACCAAGGCCGAGGCGGTGGCCTGGGCGATTCAGCGGGAGGCCGAGATTCTGGCGAGAGTTGGGAGCCCCAAAGGGGCATCGAACTTCACTCTGAAGGAGGCGCTGGAGAAATACAAGGACGAAGTCTCACCCACCAAGGCCGGCAAACGCTGGGAAGAGATCCGGCTCGACAAGCTGGTCAATGACTTGGAGTTTGTCGGCGAGCGAATCTGTGATATCGGCGCAGACCAGATCGCGGCCTGGCGCGATCACCGCTTGAAGTCGGTGGCCACGTCGTCTGTGCGCCGTGAAATGACGTTGCTGTCGAGCGTGTTCGAGCAGGCACGACGGGAGTGGAGATGGTGCCCGACAAACCCCGTTCGCGAAGTGCGGCGCCCGAAGAGTCGCCCGCCGCGGGACAGGCGCATTTCGGCTGCCGAGGAAGCCCTGATCCTTGAGGGGCTCGGGTATCAGGAGGGCGTGGCGCCGGTCGGCAAGATGCAGGAGCTTGCCTACGCCTTCCTGATCGCCCTGGAGACGGCTATGCGGCAGGGTGAGATCCTCGGCCTCGTTGCTGCCCGGGTCCACTTGAGTGCCCGCTACGTCGAACTGGACAAGACGAAGAACGGAGATGCCCGTAAGGTGCCGCTCAGTTCCCGTGCGGTGACCTTGCTCCAAGTTCTGGTAGATGCTGCCGGGAAGCGCCAGAACCTGTTTACGCTGACGTCCGGCTCGGCCGATACCCTCTTTCGGAAGGTGCGGGACAGACAGAAAATCGACGGGCTGAACTTCCACGACACCCGTCACGAGGCGACCACCAGGCTCGCCAGGAAACTCGATGTGCTCGACCTGGCTAGGATGACGGGACACCGTGACCCGCGCTCGCTCATGGTCTACTACAATGCGACTGCAACAGAGGTGGCGAGCCGCTTGGGCTGAGCCTTCAGTCGGTGCAGGTCAGTTCTTTTCACGGCATTATGATGGCGTTTCAGGGCAAGGAGGTAGGTATGCGTATACTCGTTATTGCAGCGCTGTTGATCACCCTGGCTGGCTGCGCCAGCAACGGAACGCCGATTGAACAGGATGACGTCCGCCAGATCGTTCAAGGTCAAACCACCTACGACCAGATGCTGGAGCGGTTCGGAAACCCGCTTTCCCAGTCTTTTGACTCCGAAGGAAATCTCCAAGCGATTTGGTTCTACGTCTACGTAGGGCCTTTTGGCACTGGCATGGAGCAGCAGAACCTCACTGTCCTTTTCGACAAGGAAAACAGGGTCAAGCGATACGTGATGACCAACGGCCGACCCGGGAAGCGCTGAGGTGCTCGTCTGGCGGGGCGGAGATCGGGCCGATCATGGGCTAGCTGAGAGACCTACATCCAGCCCAGAATACTGCTTGTCTGGAACGCGCAAAGAGTCTGATGGGAACCTGAAGTTCAAGGAGACGAATGATGGTCGATTTGCATGCTGAATTTGGGGGGAGTCGGATTTTCCACGAGAAACGCATAGACCGAAGATCTGTCGATGCGCTCGCAGGACTGGCCGCCGGGATCACTGCTGATGGGCATATCAATCAGCAGGAGGCCGAGTTCCTACAGGATTGGATCGCTACGAACCTGGTCCATCTTGACGATCCAGTGACCAACCTCCTCTACAGGAGGCTCTCAGACATGCTGTCCGATGGCGTGTTAGACGCTGATGAGTCTGCCGAACTGCTCGAGATTCTTAGAGGGTTTGGTGGCCTCTCTGCTTCCAAGCCGAAACCAAGCGACAATGCCTTTACTCCATCGAATGCTCTTCCGCTCAACAATCCAGCTCCCAAGCTTGAGTGGTCGGGCCATCTCTACGTTTTCACTGGCGTCATGGTCTACGGCCCCAGGAAGCATTGCGAAGAGATCGTCGTCAACCGCGGCGGGGGAATAGCTTCAGGCATCAGCAAAAAGGTGCACTACCTGGTCGTCGGCGAGATCGGCAACGAGCAGTGGCTACACAGCACGTATGGAACCAAGATCAAGCGAGCTGTCGAGCTGCGCGAGGAAGGGCATCCCATTGCGATCATCAGCGAGAAGCACTGGCAAGCCTCGATGTTCAATCTGGTCTAGGTGAACCACAGCGTCATCGCATATGGGTCGCAGGCTCACAAGCACCGCATCATAGGCAAGGTCATCTGGAGGGGTGGGGATTTATAGGAGGCCAATGATGGCTTTTTTATCCAGATGGATGCTGGCGTGGTTCGGGAGAATCCAGCGGAAGGAAATGGAGTCATTCGTTGACAGGATTTCCTCTATGGATGGAAGCGAGCTCGGCTATCTCGTTGCCATCGCAACCCATCAGCGGCACCACTGGGAGGATGAAGGGTACAACTTCCTTGATCCCATAGTTTCTTACTCCATGGATCCAACCGTCGTGCTCAAGATAGGGCGGGTTATCAGGGAATACCAAAAGGTCGGCCAACCAAGTGATGCCGCAGCCCTGATGGTATGGCTGCACACGATGCGCGTTGGAGGTCCGCATGAGCTTCGCCATATTGCCAGGCAGATGTGGCGCCAACTCAGCCGCGGATTCCCACACGTTCCGAAGGCATCGGTAGAGATTGCCCGCCTGATCGGAGACATCCCTAGGATCGATGGGTACGACAGTTTCCCTATCGGCTTGACGCCTGATCCGCTCTAGCTGATTGAGCTATAGGCAGATCATGGGGGAGTGAGCCGCCGTGGCGCCGGCGCCCCAGCGGAACGGCGCAATCGATTGCACATGGCGATAGCTGCATACAACAAAAAATGCGATAACGCCAAGCGTTTTTTTGCAGAAAAGCATTGACGTCATCATCACGACGCTTATACTTCGCGGCATGAGTCGGGAGCGCTGACCTTCTTGCAGTGCGTCAGGGTTTCTACCCTGCCCGGCTTACCTAATTCCAAAGGCCGCGCAGTGCGCGGCCTTTTTCTTTGGAGGCATGGATGCATCTACTGTACCTTGACGAATCGGGAAGCGTTGCCGATCCACAGCAACGTTATTTCGTGCTCGGCGGGGTCAGTGTCTTTGAGCGGCAATCTCACTGGATAGAGACTGAGCTCAATAAGATTGCAGAACGCTTCAAGCCTGCTGCGCCTTACGACATCGAACTCCATGGCTCTCCCATGCGGTCAGGCAGGGATGGCTGGAAGCAATTCCCGCTTGCGGACAGGGTTCAGGCAATCAAGGACTCGCTCGCTGTCAGCCTGACCAGCAAGCATGTGCGTCTCTTCGCGGCAGTGATCGATAAGCAAGGATTTGCCGGGGCAGATCCCGTAGAACATGCGTTTGAGAAGCTTTCAATGCGGTTCGATCTTTTCCTTCGCAGGCTCTATGCCAAGCATGGCGACCCACAACGCGGAATTATGCTTTTCGATAAGAGCAGCACTGAGCGCAGAATCCAGACGCTCGCGCGCGAATTCAAGCATACCGGGCATAGCCAAGGCCAAACTAAGAATTATGCTGAAGTCCCCGTATTTCTGGATTCTAAAGCCTCTCGCCTGATCCAACTCGCAGACCTGGTTGCATTCGCGATCTTTAGGAAATTCGAGCATGGAGATGGGCAGTTCTTTGAGGTGATCAAAGACAACTTCGATATCGATAGCGGAATCCAGCACGGCCTCTATACCAAGACTCAAGCGAATCCAGCACCACAGCCGGTAATCCAGGCGCGACCTGCTAAAAATTAGCCCCGCACCCGCGGGGCTTTTCTTCCCCGCCCGCCTTTGACAGATTCCCTCCGCCGGCCAAGAAAGACAGCAGCCCGGCAACAGGTCGCCCCTCGACTCCAGTGCGGTCTTTTCACATCAGCCGCGCATTTGATACATTGAAGCGTCCTTGAAGGCACAACACCGAAAGGACCAGGCCGCGCCGGAACCTTCCCCGGCGCGGCCTTTTCGTTCCTCCCTGCCCCTCTCGCCATGGCCTACTCTGAAGCATCTCGCCCAGGAGTTTCCAATGACCAACTCTCCTCTCCCCGTCCGCTCTATCGCCTCAATCTGAAAATCAACGCCATCGGCTCGGCCGTCGAAGAGTTGGCGATCTGGGGCGAGCAGCGAGATCGACCGAAACCTCCGATGCCGTGAAGCCGCACCTGGATACGCTGATCGAGAATGCGGACTTCATTTCGGAAGCGTTGGAGGAGCTGGCTGTCCAGGAGGTTGGGCCAGAGCCGGGGTCACTGTACAGAAAGCCAGCATTGAATCTAGTGCCACTATTCGCTATAGTTTGCCATACGTCAATGACGCACGAAGAAACGGATGATCTTCATCGAAACGCCAGTCTTCACGAAGCGGATTCTCGCGCTGGTAGACGACGAGACCTATCGCAAGCTTCAAGAAGACCTAACGCTCCACCCGGACGCCGGAGTGGTCATTGAAGGCACGGGTGGCGTGCGCAAGATTCGCATTGCTGCCAATGGCCACGGGAAAAGAGGCGGCGCCCGGGTCATCTACTACCATTTCACATCCGCCTCTCAAATTGCATTCCTGCTGGCCTATGACAAAGCATCGCAGGAAGATCTGACTGCCGATCAGAAAAAGATGCTTCGGCAGATCGTTGAGAACTGGAGATAGCCATGGACAAAGAACTCTTCGCTGAACTGGTCGAAAGCGTGACCCAGATGGACGAGATCGTGCGTGGCGAACGTCAACCTTCCCGCGAGTTCCACGTCGACGCGGTGAAGGTCAAGGAAATCCGCCGCGCTACTGGCCTGTCCCAGGCCAAATTCGCCCGAAAGATCGATGTTGCTGTTGGAACCCTGCGCAATTGGGAGCAAGGGCGCCGCGATCCCGAGGGGCCTGCCCGCGCCCTGCTCCGGGCCATTGACAATGATCCGGTTCATGTTCTGGCTGCCCTGAATGGTGGCCCGCGAGAAAGCTAACTACTCCGCCTTACCAGAGCCCGGCACAGCGCCGGGCTTTTCATTTCTGCCTGCTTAAGCTTAACGCCTTCGTCCTTTCGGCAGCTTGCTGCTGTTCTGCCTCGCCCACTTCTTTACGTCTATCGCAAACCATCGCTTGGACGCCTTGACCGTGCCGCATGGCTGCAGCGGGGCAGGGAAGTCCGGTCGAGTGACCACGCGACCTTCAACCGTGGCTGGCGAGAGCTTGAGGTACTCGCCGATTTCTCTCGTGGTCCAGAGTTCGTCCTCCGGAGCCACTTTCGGGCCGCGCAGGTGTGCCAGCAGGTCGCGGATGGCGCCGGCCAGGTCCTGCTCTGGAGCCTGTTTCTCTTCGATCATCACCGGCATACCTCCCAGATGAACAGCGTTTTAAACGGTTGGAGTGCGGTGCCGGCGGCAACAGTGGCCAGGCCAACCAGTGCGACGAGTGCGATGGCGGTCAGTGCTCTACGCATTGTTGCTCCCCCTCAGTCTTGTTGATGTTGGACAGTGCGTGGGCGCGCTGGTCGAGCCAGACGGCGGACAGTGGGCGGGATACGCCGGCGCACGGTGCGGAACCGGTCAGAAACTCGGTGGAGTGCTCCACGCTGATCTCTGGAAGGTCGACCACCTCGACGATGGGGCGGCTGTCTTGTTGGGTGTTCTGGCTCATGCTGCCTCCCTCATGGTTTCTTCGGGGAATAGGGGGTTGGCTTTGAGGAGGGCGTAATAGGGCTTGGGCGACACCGAGTTGCCGCACATCTTCACCTTGGCCTTGTTGCTGAACCGGCGGCCGTCGTGCCCTACGTCGATCTTGTAGGTCTTGGGGAACCCTTGGATCAGGAACAACTCCAGCGGCGTGAGCATCCGCATGCCGATATCTACGATCACGTAGGGATTTCCCTTGATCGTCACGGTCACCAGCGCGAGGCGGTCGCGGGTTGTGATGGTGGCGGCCGGATCTCGCGGATCGTAGGTGTTGTCGGACCCGTAATACCCCATAAGGAAGGCTGCCACCCGCAGCGCACCGGCTTCGTTCTCCGGTGATAGCGTGCATTCCATGAGCGCCAGGTCGTCGGCGCCGGCGGTTATCGCTGGGGCTCCTTCTCGTAGATCGCGGCCGGTGCAGCCGTTGCGCAGCGTTACTAAGCTGGCGGTAACAACGTTCTGTTGGCTCCCGCTGGTAGTCAGGGCAGTGGCTGGCTCCGCAGGGTGACGGCCGAGTGTCGCGTTGTACCCGCCATTGTGTTGCGCCAGGTAGGCCACGCTCACGGCACGGTGGTTTTCAGTGAGGACCGTGCCGGCTGGTTGTCCGCAACTGGTCGGTTTACCGCCGTAGGAAGGGCCGCCGGCGCTCACAAGTACGGGGGCGACAACGGCGAAATGCCCCCCTTTCACCTCGCTACAGATAGTTCGCCCGGGCTCGCTGGCTGGCATGTTGCGTTGGTTGCTTGCGTTGGCATGCTCAGTGATGAATGGGGCAAACGTGGGTTGAGCTACAGCGAATCCGTGGCCTCCGGTGATGGTGGCTGCGGGCTCGCGCACGGACTGACCCCGGAACTCGGCGCCACCGTGATTCACGCTGACGATGAATGGATCGGCGTGATCGGTGACGTATTTCTTTACGCCCTTGCGGAGCCGATCGAGCGTCTTCTTGACGAGGGGGCGGCGTACCTTGAATTTCTTGCCTTCAGTCGCGTCGAGGAAGATCGACGGGCACGGAATGCTCCAGTCGATGTGCGTGGCCACGGGAACCCATGGAAGCTGGTCAGGGCCTGGGGTCCTGGCGTGGGTTGGCTCTGGCCAGTTCAATGGGATGCCATCGCGGCGTGCGATGAAGAACAGGCGTTCCCTGGTGGTGGCGGCGCCGAAGTCCGCGGCAACGAGCTTGTCGTAGTGGTACTGATAGCCCATGTCTCGGAGCAGACGAAGGAAGCGCGCCCAGGTGCGTCCTTTGCGCTTGGGGTCCGGTATCAGGTACTGGCGATGGACGGGTACGCGCTCGCCTGGTTCGGCAACGCGGTGCATGGGCTTGCCGGTGGTTGGGTGCGGCACCATGTCGAGAGTGACCACCCGCTTGGTCTGCGGGCAGCGTTTGGCGATCAGCGGACCCCACTGGAGGATCTGCATCACGTTCTCCATGGTGAGCATTAGGGGACGTGTTTGGCCTGCCCACTTGATCATCATCCATGACAGCGACCGACTTTCCTTGCTGCGGGGCTGTCCACCTCTGGCTTGGCTATGGTGGGTGCATTCGGGGCTGGCGTGCAGTCTGCCTACAGGCCGCCCGCGAGTTGCCACCAGAGGCTCCACCAGCCGGATATCTTCCCGGTAGTGCGTGGTCTGCGGATGGTTGACGATGTGCATGCTCACTGCATCGTCGTCATGGTTCACGGCGATATCGACGAACTCGCCAGTGGCTTCCTCCATGGCTTCAGACGCTCCGCCGCCGCCGGCGAAGAGATCGATGTTCAGATATTCGCGAAGATCGAGAGGGAGCTGGGCCTGGTAGATGGCCTGGGCGAGATCGTGGCGACGGAAAGCGGTCATGCCCGTCCCCCTTCGGCTTTCTCCAGGCGCTGGAGGAGGTCGGTGTTCGCGATGCGCAGCGCGGCAATTTCGAGTTGGCCGTTTGCGTCGATCAGCGCTACCCGCTCTGTGATGAAGCGGGGAATCAGAATGTCGAGTATCCGGTTCATGGTCGGCCTCACATGCACATCGGCGCGGTGTCGCCGGAGTAGTCGAGGTCCACCGCCTCCCAGGCGGAGAGTCCGTCTGTCGACTTGGCGTGCGGCAGGTTGGCCGCAGGTGCCTCGGACTCCTCGGCCTTGACCAAGGCGTAGGTGACGGCCTCGCGGATCGTCCTGGTGCCCCGGAAGGTATCGCCGACCTCGAAGCTCAAGGTGAAGGTGCCGAAGTCTGCGGAGCCGGTTGCATGCTGCTCGAGGAAGTCAAACAGCTTCGTATCAAGCGGCGGGGGAACTTCAGCGGCGAGTGCGGCCGGGATGCGCTGGAGCAACGCGCGGATTGCGTCCTGCGCGGCGTGGGCCTCTTCAGCCTTGTCGTTAGCGTGCAGGCGCGCGAACACGTCTCCGGCGAGGCGGAGCAGCTTCGCGGAGCTGGTGAGGGTGTCTACGTCGCCTGGCTGAAACTGAGCGTACTGGTTACGGGCGTTGTTCCTGTCCAGGACCTGGTCGGCCTGCAGAAGCAGTGCTGCACGATCGTTGATGTGTTTCGCCTGCATCGCGCCCACGTCGGCCTGGAGCGCTCGAATGTGGACCTGCTGGTCTTCGATGCGGAGTTCGCAGGCTCTGGATGCATCGTCGTGGCCGGAGTTGTAGCCATTGGCATAGGCGGCGCGAGAGGCGCGGAGTGCGAAGAACAGAACCGCGGCGCAGGCGAGAGCCAGTCCGCCGATGATGAACTGATAGGTGATAGGCATGTGCTGTGTCCTCGTATAGCCCGCCGCCGGTGTAGAGGCCGGCGACGGGGTGCTGCGTGGTAGGAGTTATTCGCCGACCTTGAAGGTGCCGATGGTCAGATCGGTGGAGGTGATGTCGGTAGCGAGCATGTCCTTGAACTCTTGCGCGATTTCCTCTCGCACCTGCTGTTCAGCTACCCAGCGAGGCTTGATTACCGGTTTGGCTTCGCCAGTCAGCACTGACAGGCGCAGGACGAAACTGCGCAGCGGCAGGCCGTCGTAGGGCAGGCAGGTGAAGATCAGCGAGGCCGGCAGCGTGTCCTGGCTGGCAGCCTCGATCTGGTCCATGGCGCTGCGCGACGCATTGAAGTTGCCCTCAACGCTGGTGCGCTCGCTGGAAGCCTTGATGGTGATGTTGCGTACTGCCGCGATGGCCTGGACCAGGGGCATTTCCTGATCATCCGGGGAGATCGCCTTCAGGAAGTCGCGCCAGTCTTCCATCCACTCAGCCAGGTCCTTCTGCGACAGACGCTGGCCAGCGATGTCTTGCAGAGCGGCATAAGCGGCCGTGGGCTGCAGCGCCAAGGTGGCGATATCGTCGGCGTGCCCGGCCAGTTCGGTATCACCCAGGTTGAAGATCACCCGGCAGGACATGCTGTCCTTGTCGACGAAGCCGCGAGCCTCTTCTCCGGCGCGCTCGTTCACGTAGGTTACGAAATCTGCGAGCGAGGAGGTGGTCAGGGCACCACGGAAACGGTTGCGGTGCGCTTCCAGCCGTTCCAGGCTTTGGAGCTTGAAGCCCTCCGGGACAACCGCCATGGCGCCGGCCGAGCCGGTGATACGGGTGCCTGCGGCAGCGATGGCGTTGGCGAGGACCAGTTGCAGTGCTTCTTTCATGTGCTGTGTTCCTTGATGTAGTAGAGGTTGTGGGGTGTGGACGGGTTAAGCGTCCTGGGGGACGACCGGTGCCTGCTGGCGGTTGAACAACTGGTCGGTCGGGTTGGTCTGGAATAGCTCCAGGCCGTTAGGGGTGACGTACATCGGGGTGTCCAGCGCGGTGTCTTCGCTGCGACTGCCGCGCTTGGTGGGCACCTTGTAGTCGAGTTTGTGGTTGATCTTTACCTGGTTGGATTCGCCGATCTGACTGAGCTCCAAGGTGATGACGACTTTGCCTTTCTTGCCGAACTCGACCACGCCGGAGCCGACGTCGGAGAGGGCCGTGCCGATCTGGTTGGCGAAGACGCCCGCATTCAGCGAGCTGAAGAAGTCGTTCACGTCGGTCTTTTTCATGTGCTGTGTCTCGTTGGTGGTGGTTGGTATTCCCCAGGACGCTCTCGTCGAAAGCGCCCTGGGGAAGGCCCGTCTCCAGGCCTTCCGGTTTCACATACGCCGCCATATGTGACTGCTGGTCGAGCTCGGCCAGTTGGGCTGACCTGCCCCGGTTGGGATGTCTACATGGCTGCCACTCCTCCCTGTCGTTTCACCCGGTTGCGCCGGGGCGCGTCGATCAGGCTGCCTTGACGCCCTTAGCGTCGAGGAACTCGGCCAGGTCCGTCAGGTACACCAGCGGCTCCTCCAGCCGGGACGTCGTGAGCTTGCGGGTGACCAGTGCCACCTCTCCGCTCTTGATCAGAGCCCGCAGGCGCTTATCGGTCTTCAGGTGCGGGAAGTACGCTGCCCGGACCTGGGCGAGGGTGAGCGTCGCTGTACCCCACTGCTGGTAGAGCTGCTCGAGTGTCGTCATAGAGCCTCCTCGCACCCCGCCGGTAGGCGGGCCGACACCAAGGCCACGAGGCCGTTGACTGTCTTGCCGAGGCCGCTGGCGGCGACGTTGCCCGCTGCGTCGGTGACTATGGCGCCGTAGGGACGCGCCTCGTCGTTGGTGAGCGTGACGTGGGGCAGCCAGCCGCGCGGGGTGATGGCTACCAAGGCGGCATAGAGCAGTGCCAGTTGAGCTACTTCCTGGGGCTGGCCGGCTAGGCGGTTGATGCAATCTGCCGCGGCGGCCTGCAGAGCGTCGGCCGGGTAGGCGGTCGGTGCCGCGAAGTGCATGCCGATCAGCTTGAGCGTGCCGACGGCGTCGGCGATGGGGTTCGGTGTTGTAGTCATGCCACGTCGTCCTTGTGCTGGGTGACGGTGATGGACACGCCGAGGCGCTTGGCCAGGTAGGCGATTCCAGCCTCGGTGACCATCACCACGCTGTAGTGGGTGTACTGGCCCAGTCGCGGGTTCCAGCGCGAGCGCGGATCCATGAACAGGTGGCCCTGGCCTATGTGCTTGGCCGCCAGGGTGCCGTCCTGATTCAGATCCTTGTGCTGCCGCAGGTGGTTGCGCAGGTCCCGTTCGCTGATGCCGAGTGCGGCAGCTGCATGGCGGATATCCCGGTTCATGGCTGGCCCTCTCAGGCTGCGTTCTTTGCTCGGAGTTGGAGCAGTGCCATCACTTCGTCCAGCGTCTGGTAGAGGTCGTTCAGACTGCCGTCATTGGTGATGAACAGGTCGCGTGCCCCCGGTGTGATGCCCAACTCGCTACTGTGCGCGGTGACGTCAGCGGCACCCTGGCGGTGCAGGTGGACGACTACGCCGCCCTTGGCGCGGATCCAGTCCGCCTCGTTGTCGAAACGCACGTCGCTGATGACGAACCCCTGGGCCTGGGGCATCGCCTCCAGGTGGTTGGATAGGTTCATGTCGGCCAGCATCAGCCAGAGCTGCGGATGCACTAAGTTGCGGCCCCACTCTGTGCCCAGCAGTTGCATCAGTTCGCGAGGCGACTTGCCCAGCCACGGCAGCGGCTGTTCCTTGGCCGGGCCCTCCAGGGCGGACCCGGGCAAGTTCAGCATGTCGAGCAGGGCCAGCTTCAGCGGCGAGGCTAGGGCGTAGACCAGCAGGCCGAACTGGGCGGCGAGGTAGTTCGCCGCAGTGTCTTTGCCGGAGCGAGCGCGGCCAGTGAGGCCGATCAGGAAGGGCTTCATGCCGCGGCCTCCATGCTGAGGTAGCGCTGGGTGAAGGTCAGGAGCATCGACAGGTTCTGCCGGGATTCGTCCTCCGTGAGGTTCCTGCGACGGCCACGGGTGTCGGCGCCGATGAAGGCGTACTCGTAGGCATGGGCAACGCGGTCTCCTAACGGCGTGGTGTCGTCGGCCCGGTGGATTGAAACGGAGACGTCCGCGTCGATGCAGGACAGATAGAAGGTGGCCTTCCACTTGCCCTGGCTGTCGATCAGCAGGCAGGTGGAGAGGATCTGCAGCAGTAGTTCCTCGATGGTGGGCTTGTTCATGCAGCACCTCCCCACGGGCCGCTGTCGGCATCCGTGCTGGGGGCGACAGGGCGCGGCTGGTAGAGGCAGGCGCGCTGGGAGGTGCTGATGATCACCAGCAGCCCGGTGCGGGCCTGGATGGCCTCAACAGTGGCGGGGCTGGTGGCCGCTGCCGGGTGTAGGTACACCGGGCAGCGGGCTTTGGGCGTGTGCTGTGCCGATTGCATGTCTCGTACTCCAAGGTAGAGGGTGGGTACGAAACGCAGATTAGCTACAGCTAATTATATTAGCAATACAGAATGCTAAATTTTTTGTCAGGCGGAGGGAATAAAGCGTGAGGACTTGACTATCGCTCCAACGAAATGGACATAGACGATCTCGTCGTCTTCCAGGAAGACGGGAGATTCGTTGGGGTTCACGCTGTCGAAGCGCCAAGTGCCCTCTCGGCGGTAGCTGTATTCCTTGATCATTGCGCGGCCATCAACTGTCTTAACCAGCACTTCGTCGCCTGGCGCAAAGGAGCGGTTTGGCTCGATCATCACATACTCTTTGTGCTTGATTCTCGGGTGCATGCTATGCCCGACAACCTGCAGCGCATAGGCATTGGGATCGGTGCTGCTGATTAAGACGCTGCCGTCGCCATGGCCCACTGGATAGTCTAGGGCCTCGAAGTATCCATCTACACCCAACTTAGCTTTCCCTACTACTGGGACGCTTCCTTTCAGCACCGGTAGGGCTTCCTCTTCCAGGTTGCTCACCGGTAGGTCTTTCCCTTGAGCCCGATGCACGTCCGGGAATTGGGTTGGCATCACAAGAGAGTTCGGTGCTAGGCCAATCTTTGCCTCTAGGTTTCGTGCGGCTTTCTCGCCCATCGGGCGATGGCCATTCAGCAGTTGCGAGATGTAGGAAGCGTCAAGGTTGTGCTTCTCAGCAAAATCCTTGGTCTTCTGATCGCCGATGAGGGCGCCAAGGGCGCGGATTCTGAGCTTGTTGATGTCCATGGGCCAAGGTTCGCCAAGTGTTAGCGTTTTGTAAATTGATGGCTGCTAATCCCTTGTTGCTATATTCGTTAGCGGACGCTAATCTTCGCAGCAGGAGGGACCATGAAACTACTCGACTACCTCAAGCCCCTGAGTAAAGACGCAAAGGCAGCGCTTGCGGCCCGTTGTGGGACGACTGTGGGGCAACTGACCCAGGTGGCTTACGGGCATCGTCGGGCGAATGCCGCCCTGGCAATTGATCTCGATAGGGAGACTGGCGGTGTTGTGGCATGCGAAGAGACCAGGCCTGACATCGACTGGGCCTATCTCCGCGGGAAGCAGCGAGCGGCATGAAATATTCATCGGATGCAGGGGAGCGTATGGACATATTCGCGGATAACTTCGGTGTGGCCCCCGGCCTGGAGGTGGTGATGCGCCACCTCGATGACGGCCTGGTCATGGTCATGGCACGGCACAAAGGGGAGGCCTTCGAAAGCTATCGCGCCGTCCCGGTGGAGAAGGCCTTGGAAGTAGCTGGCTACCTCATTCGAGGCTCTCAACCACCACGCGCCCTGTTTTGTCCCTGTACACCTGCTCGCTGAATTCGACCTGGACCAGTTCGGGGCCGCGCTGTTTTAGGCGGTAGAACTCTAGGCCGCTGAAGTCGACTTCGTAGTGATCGGGGTAGACGGCGAGATGCTCCCGGAGCATTCCGACGGTGATTGTCTGAGGCTTCTTGGAGGGCATACGCAGTTCCTTGCGAAAAGAAGAGGGAGGCGAATAGAGAAAAGGTTGGCCGGCGCGGGCCTCTACACCCGCGCCGGCCGGGTGCCGGACAGGGCCTCTACACCCTGGGCCCGGCGTACGACGACACAGCACATTGCATCGGTCGTGGTCATAGAGTAGGGCGAGCCCCGCTCGATGGCTACACCGTAAAAGGAGTATTTACGGTTATGAGCCGGAAAGACCTGCTGCCGGACGCCGGTCCGGTATTCGATCTCCGCCAGGCGCTATACCGCGCAGGGCGCGACTACAAGGGAGGCTTGACCTCCCTGGCCCACGACATGGTCCTTCCCTATGAGGACCTGCAGAAGAAACTGAAGCTTGACGAGGAACGCCGGTGGCCCACCCCCGACGAACTCGAAGACATCATCCGCCTGACCAAGGATCCACGTCTGCTGGACGCGCTGATGCGCCCGGCCGGTGCTGTCTGGTATCGGCCTGAGGCGGTCAATGCCACGGCTTCCGCCCTGAAGGCGGTCGGGGATTTGCTGCAGCGCGAAGGCGAGTTTGTTGCCAGTCTGCATAAAGGTGCGGATGACAACCGCTGGGAGCCCGTCGAGGTCGCCGATCTGGAGTACCACGGTGCGAATGTGATTCGGGCTGTCCTGGGCATCATGGCCGGCGCCCGCCAGGCAATGGTGCAGGATCTGGAGGATAGAGCCAATGGGTGACATCCTCGATCGCGCCTCCGAACTGGAGGAGTTCCATTTGCAGGCGGCGCTCGCTTCTCGACCCCGTCCGGCGCCGGCGTACAGTATCAGCGCGACGATCTGCGATGACTGCGGCAGCGAGATCCCCCAGCGCGCCGCCTGGCGGTGCCTGGGTGTGATTGCTGCGTTGAGTGCCAGCAGCGCAGGGAGGTGCGTCGTGGATACCGCTTGCAGACTAAGTCGGGGGCGGTATGAGGCCTGGCGAAGATAGTCTACGTAGCGAGTGGGCTCGCTGGTATGTCGAACAAGGCATCGCGCTGGTAGTCATCGAACCGGGGAACAAGATCCCCAAGGGCAAGGCCTGGCAGAGGCCAGGTGGTTACTACACCGATGCTGCCCAGGCTGAGGCTTTCTGGTCCAAGCATCCGAAGCACAACATGGGGGCCGTACTCGGCCCCAGTCGTGTTTGCTCGCTGGACGTCGACGACGTCCCATCCACTCGCCAGGTGCTGTGGGACTGCCTCGGGTTGGATCTGGATGCGTTGCCGGTAGCCTACCCCACCGTGGTAGGGAATCCGGAGCGCTTCCGAATTCTGTTCCAGGTGCCGGATGGGGTTGAGCTGAGTCGGCACTCACTGAGCTGGCCCAACGAGAAGGACCCGGACGGCTCCAAGTTCAAGCTCGCGCAGGCGGCGATCCTCGCAGCGAAAGAGAAGGGGGATGCCGAGCAGCAGACAAAGATGCAGGTGCTGGCCGACAGCCTGAAGCGCTTCACCGTGTTCGAGCTGCGCGCAGGCCTAGTGCAGGACGTCCTGCCACCCTCCATCCATCCTGGCACCGGGCGACCGTACACCTGGCGCAACCCGCCAAAGGGTGAGGGGCTACCGGTATTGCCGGACAACCTGCTGAACATCTGGAAGAACTGGGACATCTTCAAGCGTGACGCCGAGGCGGCATGCCCTTGGGCGCCGGTGCAGAAACCGAAGAAGGTTACCAAACCGAAGCGGCTGGCTCCGGCTGGTAGCGCTGGGTCGGTTATCGATGCCTTCAACCGGGCACACGATGTCGAGGCATTGCTCGAGGCGCATGGCTACCTCAAGCGTGGGAAGAAGTGGCTGTGTCCGCAGAGCAGCACCGGCTTGCCGGGCGTCACGGTCAGCGAGGGGCGGGTGTATTCACACCATAGCTCAGACCCTCTCGCCAACGGCCACCAGAACGACGCGTTCGACGTGTTCTGCATCCTTGACCACAACGGCAACCAGGGCGAGGCGGTCAAGGCCGCGGCGCGCCTACTGGGCATCGAGCGCGAGTCCAGGGCCCCCAGTGTTCGCGAGGCGCTGGAGCAGTTCGACCAGATGCTTAGCGGCGATGAGCCGCCCCCCAGCCCGGCCAAGCAGCTTCCCCGCTCCCCATCGGTCGAAGACGTGGATGCCGACGGCGACGCCGAAGGTGACAGGGGGGCGGGGGAGGGCCTGACTCTGGCCAAGGCGCTGCGGCGCTATGCCCTGGTCGAGGGGACAACCCACGTGTGGGACATCGACAAGGCGATGAAGATGAAGAAGACCGCCTTCGTCGCCCTGGTGGGCCAGAAGGTTTTCAAGGAGTGGTCGGAGGTTACCGACGAGAAGAAGAAAAAGCGCATCAGCGAAGAGCAGGTCAAGGAGATCGAGCGTGCCCGGTCCATGGCTGGAAAGGCCGTCGGGCCGATGAGCATGCCTCCAGCGGTGCGCTACGTCTACATCGATGGCACCAAGGACGTGTGGGACCTGGCGAAGAAACGGCGTGTGCCCGAGGGCGCAGTGAAGATGGCCCTGGGCGATGCCTACTCGCTCTGGCTCAACAGCCCGGAGCGCCGGGTGGTAGACGTTGCCGACATTGTCTTTGACCCGACGATGACGTGCGACACCAAGACATGCATCAACACGTTCGAGGGCCTGCCGCTGGAGCCCAAGCGCGATGATGCGGCGTGCGAGAACCTCCGCTGGCTGATCGCCTTTCTGTGCAACCACGCTGAGGACTCGATGCAGTGGCTGGTGCGCTGGCTTGCGTATCCGCTGCAGCACACTGGCGCGAAGATGGACACGGCGGTGCTGATGCACTCGACGATGGAGGGTTCAGGCAAGAGCCTCTTGTTCTCCGTCGTGATGGGACGCCTGTATGGTCAGTATTCCGCCACGGTTGGGCAGACCCAGCTTGAGGGGAACTTCAATGCCTGGCAGAGCGGCAAGTTGTGGGCGGTGTTCGAGGAAGTGGTCAGCCGGGACCAGCGCTACAACCAGGTCGGCAAGATCAAGCAGTTGATCACCGGTCAGACCGTGCGCATCGAGAGCAAGTTCGTGAACGGCTGGGAAGAAGCCAGCCACATGAACGCTGTGTTCCTTTCCAACGAAATCATGCCCTGGCCAATCAGCGAGGGTGATCGGCGGTTCTTGGTCATGTGGCCCGAGGAAAAGCTGCCGGAGGCCAGGCAGAAGGCGATCAAGCACGAGTTGGCCAATGGCGGCGTCGAAGCGCTATATGCCTGGCTGCTGGCCCAGGACTTAGGCGACTTCGACCCACAGACCAAGCCACCGAGCACGCCGGCGCGCGAACGCCTGGTGGCCTTGAGTAGGTCCACCTGGCAGACGTTCGTACACCTCTGGCGCATCGGTGAACTTGGGCACGGGCTGTGGGGGGCATGCATGAGCAAGGATCTCTACGCGCTGTTTCTGGAGTGGTGCCAGCAGAACAAAGAGCATTCGATAAGCCACACGAAGTTCAGTCTGTTCATCAGCACGGCAAGTATCGAGAAGACCAGGCCAATTCCCTGGACGGACGGGAGCAACCGTCGGTTCGCGGCGTTCTTCTTCCCTGAGGACCCGGAGTCGTTCCTGCCCCCATCCCCTTCCTCGGCCGCGCTGGGTGCGCACGTGGTCGAGTGGCGGGCGCGAGCCAAGCTCGCGGGCTGGAACGTGGACAGTTGGGACCATGTGAAGGGGCACACGACGTGAATCTGCCCGGAAGTGTGTTGGGTGTGTTGGGTATGTGTTGGGTTGTTTTGCGAACCCAACACAGCGTGAGGCCGCGAAACTCGGGGCCTCTGGGTGTGTGTGTTGGGTGTGTTGGGTTTACGCGCGCGGGCGCGTGCGTGCGAATAAAAAAATGCACCAAGATCATGGTGCTGCGCGCTGCTTTTTTTCCTACGCGAGGGCTGGAAAAACCCAACACACCCAACACACCCGACACACGTTTATCTAGCTCATTGATTTTATTGAGTTTTAAGTGTGTTGGGTGTGTGTTGGGTATGGCGTTTTTGTGTTGGGTTGAGGTTTCGGGCGGGGAGAGGGGCGATGATTGAAGAGATCGAAGTGTTGATGCGGCATTGGAGTGCGCAGATCGGCCGTAATGGGGTGGGATGCAGTTCCATATCCAGCAGCCTGGCGGGTTTGATTGAGTGGCAGGGCGCGCCGCCGCGCGGCGAGCCTGGTTCGCGTGTGTTGCTCGGTGGAACCTCCGTCGATCATCGTGCGCGCGAGGTTCAGGCATGCATAGATGCGATCGAACGGCGAGGGGAGGAAGGTGCATGTCTCGCACGCTTGGCGCGCTTGCGCTATCTGAGTTGTCCTCCGCGCACCGTCAAACAGCAGATCGCGGCACTTGAGGTCGGGGAAATCACCGACCGTACCTATCGCAACTGGGTGCAGCGCCTGCATGAACTGGTGTTGTGCGAACTGGTCCGCCGGCATGCCGGCACGCTGGAGGCGATCAAGGCGCTCCGGAAGGTCGAGCGGCGGCGCACTGCTGCACGGCGTGGCAAAGCCGTACGCGGGGTAAATGGTGAATACCGTTCGTCGGCAATTGCTCCCCCGTCAGCCCCCGCGAGCCCCCGTCAGCCCGTGTCGGGATAACCGATAATTCCCCCCTTTCGGTTTTTCCGTTCGGGGGGTACAAAGCCGCCATGGTGTTCGAGATCCGCCAAGGCGGGCCGGCATCGAGTGATGCACGTGCTGTGCAAACCGCCCCGGAGCCTCCCCGCCCGGGTCACCCTGAAAGCCCCTCGCTCGAGGGGCTTTCTCTTTTCTGCCGCCGGCTGAGGAGTTCTAGCGATGGGAGAACCAGCGAGCACGACTGCTTCCGCTGTTGTGGCCGGTGCCGCTGGTATCGGTCTGGCCGGGTATCTGGCCGGCATCGATGGGGCCGCTGCTGTGGGCGCGCTGTTCGGCGCTCTGCTGTATTCGACGACGAACAAGGAATATCCGACCTGGCAGCGGGTGCTGTTTCTGCTGATCTCGTTCGTCATGGGCTATATGACCGCGCCGGCAATCAAGGACGTTGATGTATACGGATACCGGCCGTTCCACTATTCGGGTCTGGCTGCCTTTGTCGCGGCGCTGCTGGTGGTGACTGTTTCTCTGTGGTTGCTCCGGCGAGGTAAGGCAGGACCTGGCGCAATAGGAGGCCAAGATGGGTAACCATCTGGTGCAATTGCTGCTGACGCAAGCGACGTTCTGGCTGTGCGTCGGTATGTTCCTCCGGCTCTTCACCTACCAGCGGGGGGAAGCACGCTATCGGTTCGGTATCTCGTGCCTCGCCTGGCTGGTTATGGGGAGCGCTGGTTCTGCAGCGCTCTACATCCTGAAAGGCTGGCTGGTTGTACCGCCGCATGCCTGGCCTCTGGTCGTCTTGCTCGGCGTGTTCGCGTGGGCGTTGTTTCGGACTCGGGGCAACCTTGCCCGGGTCTGGCGGATTCAGTAGCGATGCGCGGCAGTATCTCGGCCAGGGACTTGGACGACGCCGTTCGGTCCTTGCAGCAGCTCGGTGGCGACTTGCCTGCTGCTGTGTTGGCCGACGCCTTGAACCACACGGCGAACCAGGCGAATCAGGCGCTGGTCGGGGAGATCGACCAGGTCTTCGACCGGCCGACACCGTTCACCCGCAACGCCGTCCGCATCCTGCATGCCACTTCGCGCCGCCTTGAGGCGGCCTTGTGGGTGAAGGACGAAAAGGACCATGCCTCGAAGGGGCAGGCGCCGGAGGACTGGGTGGCTCCCCAAGTCTTCGGGGGGCCGAGGGTGGACAAGGCGTCGGAGCGGAATCTCCGAGCCCGAGGCATCCTGCCGGCGGGCATGTTCGTCGTTCCAGCGGAGGGCGCCCGGCTGGACCAGTACGGCAACATGAGCCGCGGCCAGATGATCCAGATCCTCTCCGGCCTGGGCGCCCTGGAATACCGAGCGGGGTTTAAAGGAAACGCCACTCAGTCGGCGCGCTCCCTGGCGAAGGGACACCAACTGGCGTACTTCGTGATGCGCCGTGGCCGCCGACCCATTGGCATCGCCGAGCGCCGTGGACGGACGTTGACCATGGTCCTCGCCTTCGTCCGCCAGCCTCAGTACCGCGTGCGCTTCCAGTTTCACGAAGTCGTTCGGCGTGTTGCCGAGGACGACGCGCGCATCGAGGCGAACATCGAGCGGGCCCTGGCGAAAGCGTTGCGCTGAACCGTTGGCGGGTGGCCTTGCCGGGTGGAGCGGGGTTAGTTCAACCCGAGCCGGCAGTGGCCACCCGCGGGCGGGGTGTCGCGAAAAGCGGGGCAGTGACGTGCTACTCAAAAAGCACCGGGGGCCCCTGAAGCGCCGCCCCCGACAAGGGTGATTCGAACCCCGTTCTCGCGCTAGTGGCTGGGCCGGGAAGTTAGTTAACAGGGTTAACCGGGTTAACCCCCTCGGTTCATCGTGGTTAACAGGTACCGCACATGGAGTTCATGACCAAGGCAGCGTTCGCGGACCGCCAAGGCTGGTCGCGCGCCTACGTGTCGAAGCTGGTCCGGCAAGGGCGCCTCGTCCTCACCGCCGACGGAAAGGTCGACGTCCAGGCGAGCGACGAACTGCTGGCCGCCAGCGCAGACCCGAGCAAGGCTGCCGTGGCCGAGCGGCATCGGCAGGAGCGGGTGGAGAAGGGCGTGTACGCCCACATAGGCGCAGGTGCAGCCCCGAGCCCGGCCTTACTGGCACCAGGGCAGACCGCACCGCTGCCCGACTACCAGAAGGCCCGCGCGCGGCGGGAGTACGCCCTGGCTCTGCTGGCAGAAGACGAACACCGCAAGAGCCGTGGCGAGACGGTCGAGCGTGCGCGTGTCGACTCCGCGGCCTTCACCGCTGCGCGCGCTCTGCGCGATCTGCTGATGGGCGTGCCGCCGAAGATCGCCGGCGACCTGGTGACGCTGACCGACCCCTGGGAAATCGAACGCCGCCTGACCCAGGCGCTGCGCCGTGCCTTGGAAGATGCCGACCGCCTCCTGCAGCTCGATGCCGAGATCGAACAAGGGGGCAAGGAGCCGAACTGAACCATGGAACAACCGTATGCCGACGGTGCCGCCGTGTACCTGGCGGCATACCGTCGAGGACTGAAGCCCGACCCCGAACTATGGGTCGATGAGTGGGCGGACGAGTTCCAGATGATCCCGGCAGATACGGGGGCGGCCGAGCCGGGCAAGTACCACACCGACCGGACCCCCTATGCGCGCGAGCCGATGCGTTGCCTGTCGCCGCTGTTCCCAGCCAAGCGCGTGGTGACCATGATCGCCTCGCAGCTGATGAAGACCCAGGTCGCCTTGAACTGGATCGGCGGCTGTATCCACATGGCACCGGCCAACATCCTGGTGCTGCTGCCCACCGAGAAGCTGAGCAAGCGGGTATCAGGACGGATCGACAAGACGATCAAGGCCGTGCCGGTGCTGACCGCGCGCGTTGCCAAGGCCCGCTCGCGCGACTCGCGAAACACGCTCGACACCAAGGAGTTCGAGGGTGGCGCGCTGTACTGCGCGTCAGCCGGCTCGGCCTCCAACCTGGCCGAGTTGTCCGCTCGGTACGTGTACGGCGACGAAATCGATCGCTGGGAAATGGACGTCGACGACGACGGCGACCCGGTCAAGCAGGCCGAGGCGCGCGGTTCGACGTTCGGCCGCCGCGCGAAGTTCTACTACTCCAGCTCGCCCACGCTGAAAGGCGTTTCGCGGATCGCCGACCTCTTCACCCAGGGTGACCAGCGGCACTACTACGTCCCGTGTCCGCATTGCGGAACGATGCAGGTGTTGGAATGGGAGGGCCTGAAGTACGACCCCGAGTACCGCCTTGTGCAGTACATGTGCTGCAACGAGGAGTGCGGGGCCCTGATCGAGGAGCACCACAAGGCGTCCATGCTCTCCGCTGGCGAGTGGCGAGCCCATGCCGTCGGTGACGGCGAGACCGTCAGTTTCACGCTGAGCGCGCTGTATGCGCCTCCCGGCTGGTTGACCTGGACGGACCTGGCGAAGGAGTACGACGAGGCCAAGCGTCTGCAGGAGAAGGGCGATCCCGGGTCCATGCAGGTGTTCTACAACACCCGCTTGGCCCGGCTATGGGACAGCGCCGAGGAAATGACCAAGGCGGACGAGCTGCGCAAGCGAGCCGAGGCCGAGGGGCATCGGCTGGGTCTGGTACCCGCCGGAGCGCTGCTGCTGACCGCGGCGGTCGATACACAGCACAACCGCTTGGAAATGCTGGTGATGGGCTGGGGCGAGGGCCTGGAGCGCTGGACGGTCGATTTCCAGGTGATCCCCGGCGACCCGACCGACGAGCGTACCTGGGCGCTGCTCGACGAGCGCCTGAAGGCTCGATATCGGCACGTCAGCGGTGTGGACCTGGCCATCTGCGCGGTCTGCATCGACTCAGGCGGTCACCATACCCATGAGGTCTACCAGTTCACCCGCCTGCGCCGCTGGCGAAACGTGCTAGCGGTGAAGGGGGCGAGCAAGCGCGGCCGCCCAGTGCTGGCCCAGCGGCCGTCCAAGGTCGACGTCACCTGGCAGGGCAACACCGAGAAGAGTGGAGCTGAACTATGGATGGTCGGCACCGACACGGCGAAGGACTGGGTCTACAACCGCTACCACCTCAAGGATGGCCCCGGGGCGTTGCACTTCTCCGCAGACCTGCCGCCTGACTTCTTCGACCAGTGCGTGGCCGAGCGCAAGGTGGTCCGCTACGTGAAGGGGTTCAAGCGCACCGACTGGGTCAAGGCCAAGTCGGAGCGAAACGAGGCCCTCGACCTCATCGTGTACAACCTGGCCGCGGCCCACTTCCTCGGCCTGCATCGCTATCACGCTCCACAGTGGAGCAGCCTGCGCGCAGCGGTAGGTCAAGGCAGCCTGTTCGCCGACCCAGTCTCCACGGTGCCCAGCGCGGCCGACGAAGCGGACGAGCATGAGCCGCAGGGCGAGGCGCCAAGCGCCCCAGTGCGGCCGGCACCTCCCGCGCGGAGCGCGAACCCACCATCCCAACCAACTGGCCGGCGTACCTCGCGCAGCGGGTATCTGAGCCGCCGATAGACGAGGTCAGCATGAGCACAGCGCAGCAGCGCCTGGACGAGGTCCGGGTGGCGATTCAGGACATCCTGAAAAAAGGGCAGTCGGTGCGCAAGGGAGACCGCCAGGTCGACCGCGCGCAACTGGCGAGTCTGCGCGTTCTGGAGCAGCAGTACGCCGAAGCCGCAGCCCTGGAAGCGGCTACGAACAACCGGCGCTCGCGCCAGGTTCGCCTCTACAGCGGAGGCAAGGGGATCTGATGGCTACCCGATACCGAATCACGTCGAAGCGCATTCGCAACAGCTACGAGGGCGCTGGCACCGGACGCCGCGCCGCAGGCTGGGACGCGCCCGAGGCGGCGCTGAATGCGGTAGCCATTCCGGCATTGCCGACCCTGCGCAAGCGCTCGCGAGCGGCGGTGAGGAATGACCCCTACGCCGCGAGCGCGATCAGCAAGCGCGTCAGCAACCTGATCGGCACCGGCATTACGCCGCGCGCACGCCTGGACGACGCGGCGTTGCGCGAGGCGTTGAACCTGCTGTGGGAGGACTGGGTAGACGAGTCGGACGCGGATGACCGTACCGATTTCTACGGCCTGCAGATGATCATCGCGCGGATGGTCGAGGAAGCGGGCGAGTGCTTCGTGAGGCGCCGCAACCGGCGGCCGGAGGACGGCCTGGCGGTACCTCTGCAACTGCAGGTGCTCCCGCCTGACTTCGTCCCGGTGGATCGCAATTTCAAGACCCGCAGCGGCAACGTGGTGCGCGCGGGAATCGAGTTCGACGCCATTGGCCGCCGGGTTGCCTACTGGATGTGGCAGAGCCATCCCGGCGATCCGGGAGCGCCCCGGCGCGGCTACAACCAGCTCAACCGCATCCCGGCGGACCAGGTGCTGCACATCTTCGAGCCGCTGGAGGGTGGCCAGCTGCGCGGTGTGCCGCGCTTGTCGCCGGTTCTCCTGCGGCTGAAGTCGCTGGACAACTACGACGACGCGGTGCTGTTCAGGCAGGAAGTCTCCAACCTGTTCGCCGGGTTCATCACCAGGCCTCGACAGGACGGGGCGCCGATCTTCGATCCGTCGACCGGGCTGGCACCTGCGCAGGATCGCGACGGGACACCGATGGTCGGCCTGGAGCCGGGGACCATGCAGGAATTGCTGGAAGGGGAGGAGGTGGTTTTCTCCGACCCGCCGGACGCCGGTAACACCTACGTCGACTTCATGCGACAGCAACTGATGGCAGCGGCGGTCGGTGTCGACCTGCCGTATGAGCTGCTCACCGGCGACATGGGCGATATCAGCGACCGCACCTTGCGGGTGCTGCTCAACGAGTTTCGGCGCCGGATCGAACAGGTTCAGTTCAGCGTGTACGTCTACCAGCTCTGCCGCCCGGTGCGCGCGTGGTGGCTGGATACCGCGTACCTCAGCGGAGCAGTTGACCTGCCGGACTATCCGACGCGGCGACGTGAATTCCTGCGCACGCGTTGGATCCCGCAGGGCTGGGCCTACATCCATCCGGTGCAGGACGTCCAGGGCAAGCTGCTGGAGATCGGCGGAGGCCTCGCCAGCCGGAGCGAGCATGCGCTACGCACCGGATACGACGCCGAGGTGATCGACCGGGAGAACGCCCAGGACAACGCCCGGGCCGACAGCCTGAACCTGCACTACACCACCGACACCGGGCAACCGGTGAGAGACCAAGGGGACACCCATGAAGAAACGCAATGAACAGCCCCTGGCGCTGGCCGCCCTGTGGGCTCTGCTGGGCGTTGGCACGCTCGCCGATCCGCGCATCCAGAACAAGGCGCAGGGCGCGCCGGATCTGCAGGCCGAGCACTGGTACAGCGTCAAGGCGCTGAGCGCTGAGGGTACCGGCTCGGCCGCCTCCATCGAGATCTACATCTACGGCGAAATCGGCTTTTGGGGCATCACCTCCGCGGATTTCATCCGCGACCTGAAAGCAGTCGACGACGGCACCTCTCCGGTACTGGTCCACTTCGACACCATCGGCGGTGACCTCTTCGACGGCATCGCCATCCACAACGCGCTCCGGGCCCTGGGCGAACGCTGCACCGCCCGGATCGACGGGGCTTGCTTCAGCGCGGGCAGTGTCGCGGCCTGCGGCGCACACCGGGTCGAAATGGCCGACAACGCGCTGTTCATGATCCACAACCCCTGGACCCTCGCGGCAGGCGACAGCGAAGACCTGCGCAAGGTCGCCGACATGATGGACCAGGCGTTCGAGGGCATCGTGGCGAGCTACCAGCATCGGCCGCTGAATGTCGATGACGCCGAGCTGCGCCGGATGATCGACGACGAAACCTGGCTCACTGCACCCGAGGCGAAGGACAAGGGGTTCGTGGACGAGGTGCTCGGCGCGGCCGAGCCGGTCGGCGTGAATGCACGCCTGGGCAAGGTGCTGAATCGCTATCGCAACACGCCTGACGCGGCGCGCCGGCTGCTGGCCAGCCAGGAGCCAGCGGGTGACCTCGCCCCGACGTCGGCCGAACTGGCTGCGGAGCTGACGGCGGACTGCGCCCAGGCCGGTCTGGCCGACTGCGCGGCGTATCTGATCAAGGCCTCGGGCCTGAAGGATCGCGAGACGGTGCGCGCGGCCTTGGACCGGGCGAAGGCCGTCCGGTCGGTATGCCTCGTCGCGAAAATGCCCGATGAGGCCAAGGCGCTCATCGAGGAGGGCCTGGATGCCGACGGCGCCCGTCTGCGGCTGTACGACAAGATCGTAGCGCGCAGCACCCAGGTGGAGATCGACAACCGCGTGCCGACGGACGATCTGCCGCAGAACAAGGCTTACCAACCCCCGGCGCCGAGCGACGTGTACGCGAAGCGCCGGCTCAATGCCTCGAAAGGAGGAAAGCAAGCATGACCATCAAGACCGAAGGCGTTCACGCCGGAGAGTTCCTCCTGTCGGAGGCCAACGGCTCGCGCAGCCGCGAAAACATCGTCATCACCGCCGGCTCCGGCCGGCTGGTGGCGGGTACCTTGATCGCCCCCATCACCGCCGCCAATGCGCTGACCGCAGCCGCGGCGGCAGGGAACACCGGCGACGGCACTGTCGGTGCCACCGTGGTGACCAGCGCCGCCATCAGCGGCACCTACGTGCTGGAAATCACCGAGGCCGGAGCCAATGGCGGCAAGTTCGAGGTGGTCGACCCGCAGGGACGCCAGGTGGGCACTGGTCAAGTCGGCCAGGCGTTCACCGGCGGCGGAATCGGCTTCACCCTTTCCGACGGGGCCGCCGACTTCGTGGTGGGTGATCGCTTCAACCTGCAGGTACTGGCAGGGCTCGGCGAGTGGACGCCCTACGACGACGACGGTGCCGATGACGGTCGTCGCGCGGCTGGCGGCATTCTGTTCGGTCCAGTGGACGCCACGGATGCCGACGTCAAGGCGGTGGCCGTGGTTCGTGATGCCGAAGTGATCGCCAGCCTGCTGACCGGCCTGGATGCCGCCGGTGAGGCCGACCTCAAGGCGCTGGGCCTCATCCTTCGCACCTGACCTCCTCCGTCCCTCAACCACCTCAAGCCCCGCCTGCGCGGGGTTTTTCATTTCTGGAGTATCCACATGGCTGAAATCAGCATTTTCGAAGATGAGGCATTCTCGGTGGAGGCGCTGCTGGCGGTGATCAACACCGATCACCCGGTGCCGGGGCAACTCGCCGCGCTGGGCCTGTTCGAGGAACAGGGTGTGTCCTCGCTGGTGGTGCAGATCGAAAAGGACGGCACCACGCTGCAACTGGTGGAGGCGAAAGCCCGCGGCGGTGTAGGCCAGGTCGTGACCGGTGATAAGCGTCAACTGGTCCCCTTCAACACCGTTCACCTGCCGCAGACGTTCCGGATCCTCGCCGATGAAATCCAGGGCATCCGTGCGGTGGGTAGCCGGACCGAGCTGCAGTCCGCCGAGGCGGTCGTGGCCAAGCGCCTGGAAAAAGCGCGCCGCCAGTTGGACCTGACCCACGAGTATCAGCGCATCGGCGCCATCAAGGGCAAGATTCTCGATGCCGACGGTTCGACGGTGCTGCTGGATATCTACCAGGCCTTCGGACTGAGGAAGCCCAAGCCGCGATCGCTCGAACTGGGTAACCCCGAGGGTGACCTGAGTGGCATTCTGGCCGACCTGCTCGACGAGCAGGACGACGCGCTGGGCAACGTCACCAGCACCGGTTCGCGAGCGTTCTGTGGCAAGAACTTCTGGGCCAAGTTCATCGATCACCCCAAAGTGCGCGGCACTTACCTGAACACCCTGCAGGCGGCGCAACTGCGGGGTGACCGTCGCCAGTCGTTCGAGTTCGGCGGCGTGATCTGGGAGCGCTATCGCGGCAAGCATGACGGGGAGCCGTTCGTGGACGATGGCAGTGCCCAACTGGTCCCGGAGGGGGTTCCGGACCTGTTCATCAGCGCCTTTGCGCCGGCGGACTACATGGAGGTCGTCAACACCGAAGGCCTGCCGTACTACGCCAAGCTTGAGCGTCTGCCCTTCGACAAAGGCGTGGCTGGGGAAGCGCAATCGAACCCGCTGCACCTGTGCACCCGCCCGTTGGCGGTGCGCGAACTGACCCTCTGACCGTGGCGGGTTTCTCTGAACTGGTCGCCGACATGGACGAGATCATCGCCGACGTCCTCGGCGATGGTGAGTTTGGCTACCTGGACCGCTCTGGCCGGCAGATCGGCAATGCTGCGGTGATCGTCGAGGAAGGCGTGGAACGCATGGAAGCCGGCGCCTTGGATCGGTACCGGACCATTGCGTGCCGCAAGGCGTTCTTGCAGCCGCTTGATCGCAAGGGGGCGTTCCTCGATTCCGATGGCCAGGTCTGGCGCATCGACGGCATCCATGCCGACGACGGCGACTGGATCACTTTCTACGTGGTGCCCGAATGAGCGACGTGATCGATGTACAGACCGCGGTCATCGGCCAACTGCTGGACCTGCTGGCCGCGGTGCCGGCGTTCGGCGATGCCGTTCGCGAGGACTGGGTGGCTGGGGTGCTCGACGCCGAGGACAGCGACGAGCCCGAACGGCTGATCATCCTGCAGGAAGGGGACACCGTGGAACGAGACCGGTCGCCGGGCAGTGTCGTGGAGGAGTGGACCGTGAACATCGTCCCGATGGCGCGCGGCAGGGACGCCGCCCAGGCGTTGCGCGAGGCGCGCCTGGCGATCAAGCGGGTGCTCAAGGGCCACAAGGCCGGGCTGACGGTGCCCGGCCTGGTGCGTGTCGATTTTCCGGCATCCGCTGTGCGCCTGCCCGAGCCCGGCCGGCGCTGGGCCTATCGAGCCATCCCTCTGCAGGTCAGCTACTCGCAGCAGTTGTAACCCATCCACCAGGCCGCCTCCGGGCGGCCTCTTCATTTCCGGAGGGCTCCATGCCCGAGATCATCGTTACCAGGCCGTTCAACTACCGCGAGGGGCTCGACGCGACCCACTACCCGGCGTCGAAGGGCGCCATCAGCGTTACCGCCGCCGTAGCTGCCCATGCCCTGGGCAAGGGCTACGCCACCGAGGCAAAGGCCAAGGCGCCGATTCCCGTGGATTCCGCCGAACCGGCCGGCGGCGCGCAGAAGTAACCCACCCGAACCCATCAGGAGAGCACCATGCTCCAGACCATCGACCGCTCGTTCATCGGCGAGGGCATCATCCATGCCCGCCTGTACGGGTCGCAGGAACCGTTCCTGCCGCTCGGCAACTGCGACACCTTCAACATCAGTTTCGCCACCGACCGCAAGACGCTGCCCAACTACATGGGAGGCGGCGGTAACAGCAACGTCCGCGAGCGCGTCACCGACGTGACGTCCTCCATCGGTATGTTCGACCTGACCGCCGAGAACGTCGCCCTGGTGACGCGCTCCACCATCCAGGTGGCGCCCACCGCCGCGATCACCGACGAGGCGCATACCTCGCAGGGGGTTGCGCTGGAGTTGATCCCGTTCAAGTACCTGCCGGACCTGACCAAGCCCGTGACGGTGAAGACCGCGGGAGATGTCGAGGTGGCCCCGGGGACCGACTACCTGCTGGTGCCCCATGGCATCCAGGTGCTGAGCGGCGGCAAGATCGATGCTACCGGCATCAAGGTCAGCTACACACCGCGCCCGAGCCGGGCGGTGCATATGCTCAACGGCTCGCAGAAGGAGCTGGAGCTGTTCATCGCAGGCCTGAACGACGCGCAGTCGGGCGAGCCGTTCGCGCTGCGTCCTCGCCGCGTCAAGTTCGGCCTCCTGCAGGAGCTGGCGGTGTTGGGCCAGGAGTACGCCAAGCTCACCGGCCCGGCGGAACTGCTCGCCGATTCGCGCGTGACCGCGACCGACATTTCCAAGTTCTGCCAGATGGATCTCGCGCAGGCGGCCTGACCGCCGTGCCAGGGATGGCCCCATGACCACAGCCCGCCGTTTGGCGGGCTTTTTTTTGCCAGAGGATTGCCATGGCGAACCCAATGCAGCGCCTGATCCAGTTCGTTCTTCGCGGCCGGGACGAACTGTCGCCCGCCGCCCAGCAGTCGACCGAGGCGCTGGAAGGGCTGCGCACCACGGCGGCGAACCTGAACCGGCAGTTGGACGATGCGAAGGGGGCTCGCGGCCTGGTGACCGCGCTCGGAACTACCGAGCGCGCCATTGCGCAGACGCAGACGTCGGTGCAGCGGGTGGACCGTACCATTGCGGACCTGCGCGAGGCGTTGGACCGCAACCCCGGGAGTCGGGGCCTGGCCGTGTCCCTGCAGATCGCGGAGCGGGACGCAGCGGGTCTGCGTCGGACCCTTGACCAACTGACCGCTCGGCACGCTGAGCAGCAACGTGCGGCGCGGGCGGCGGGCGTGGATACCGGCCAGCTTGCCAACGAGGAGCGGCGGCTGGCGTCGGTGGTCGACAACACCCGCGAGAGCCTCGCGCAGAACAGCCGCGAGATCCGCGAGCTGGAACGTGCGCAGATGCGAGCGGCGCGGGAGGCTGCTGGCCACACCTCGCGCGTGACGGCGCTGCGTGAGGCCATGTCGTCCGGCGTTCGCCAGGCAGCCGCTTACGCCGCGGCCTTCGTCGGCATCCAGGCGGCGCTGAACCTGGTGCGCAGAGGAATCGGCCTGGTGCGTGATGGCATCGTCTCGATGCTGACCACCGGCGACCAGTTCGAGAACCTGCAGAACCGGCTCACGTCGCTGATGGGCTCGGTTGCCGAGGGTGAGCGGGCAACCGCCTGGATCAAGACCTTTGCCAAGGATACGCCGCTTCAGTTGGGCGACGTCACCGACGCCTTCGCGCTGCTGAAGGCCTACGGCCTGGACCCGATGGATGGGTCGCTGAAAGCGATCGAGGACCAGTCGGAGAAGCTGGGCGGTGGCATGGAGCGCCTTGAGGGCATCACGACGGCAGTCGGCCAGGCCTGGGCGAAGCAGAAGCTGCAGACCGAGGAGATCCTGCAACTGGTCGAGCGTGGCGTGCCGGTGTGGGACATGCTGGCCAAGGTCACCGGCAAGAATGCCGCGCAGCTGCAGGATCTGGCGAGCAAGGGCAAGCTTGGCCGGGACGTCATCAAGGCGCTGGTCGACGAAATGGGGCGCAGCTCCGAAGGGGCCGCGGCCAAGGCCATGAGCACCCTGACCGGTCTGGTCAGCAACCTCGGCGACACTGCGGCCGACTTTCTCAACCGCATTGCCAACGCCGGCGCGCTGGACCACGTCAAGAACAAGCTGAAGGAACTGGGTGACACCATCGCGCAGATGGACCAGGACGGGCGCCTCGACGCGCTGGCCAAGGGGCTGTCGGATGCCTTCGTCCAGGGCTCGGAATGGGTCGAGCGCTTCATCAAGCGCCTGGCCGACGTCGATTTCGGCACCCTGATCGACAAGACCTCGGCCTGGCTGAGCAGCTTCAGCACCCAGCTGGACGACATGGCCTCGCGGGTGCAACTGTTCATCGCGCCGTTCCGGACGTTGTTCAACGGCGTTACCTCGGGCATCAGCGCTATCGCCCTGGCCTGGACCGGCACCCTGTCGCTGATGGTCGCCGGCATCGAGACGGTGGCGGAGAAGATCCCGGCGGCGCTGGGTGGGGAGCGCATCCGCAGTTCCGTCGCCGGTGTCCACGACTTGCTCAGCAGCATGAGCGAGGGTTTCCGCCAGCAGATCCAGCAGGACGCGCAGGATATTGCGGATGCCTGGGACACCAGCACCACGGCCACCGCCTCCGCCGCACAGCAGCAGAGCCAGGCGATCAGCGACACCTTCACCGACCTGAAGGCGGGTGCGAAGAGCGCGGCCGCCGAGTCGGTGCAGGCGGTGACCAGCCTGCAGAATGCCCTGGACCAGATCAGCGCGGCCAAGACCACCGAGCAGCTGACCGCCCTGCAGGGGGAAATGCTCAAGGCCTACCAGGCCGGCACGCTGAGCCAGCAGGAGTATGCGAACGGCGCCGGTGTCCTCAACGCGAAGCTGAGCGAACTGAAGTCGACCGCCAGCGGCGCCGCCCTGGGGGTGTCTGATCTCAGTACCGGCCTGGAGAACCTGAAGCAGGTCCAGGACGCGATCAGCAGCGCGAAGACCACGGTCGATATCCAGAACATCCGGACGGCGCTGAGCCGGCTGTACAACGACGGCACGATCAGCGCGCGGGAGTTCAACCAGGAACAGACCAAGCTGTCCGCCAAGGTCAAGGAACTGAAGGCGGCCGGCGAGGAGGGCGCCAAGGGCATGCAGGCGGTCGCGGAGTCCTCGGACAAGGCGGCCCAATCGCTCTCGGAGCAGCGCAAGGCCATCGGCGAATCGATGGAGGCGACCCGTAAGGGCGTAGCGTCGACCCAGGCCGATATGGGTGCCTTCGAAGGGTTCTTCGGTGGGGTGTTGAGCACCGCGCGGCAGGGCGTCGCGCAGTTGAGCCAGGAAGCGCTGAACGCCTTCGATGCGATGCGTGGGATCTCCACCGTCGATCTCAGCATCGACACCAGCAGCCTGGACGCCACTTCGCGCTCCCTGGCCAAGGTCAGTGAGCAACTGGCCCGGATCAAGGCCGAGTCGGGCGTGGGCATGAGCGGTTTCGGGCGCTGGGCGATGGATACCCAGCGGGCCAGCCTGGAGATCCAGGCGGCGTACCTGGAGCAGAAGCGCAGCCTGCAGAGCCTGATGGACGACTACGAGCGCGGGACCATGAAGCTGGGCGACTTCGTGTCGGCGGCCAAGGGCGCTCGAAACGGCCTCAGCCTGCTGAACGATTCGGACATGCGGCAACTGGAGAGCGCGATCGAGGCGGCCAATCAGAAGATCCAGCAGCTCAAGGAAGGCTCGAAGTCGACGCTGGTCAGCCTGCGCGAGGAACTGGCGGGGCTGCGCGGCGAGCAGGAAACCGTGGATCGCAGCCGGTTCAACAGCCGCAAGGCCGAGTTGCAGCAGCAACTGGCCGAGGCCCAGGGCAGCGGCGACATGAACGCGGTGCAGAACCTGATGACAGCGCTGGCCACCCTGCAGCAGATCCAGGCCGAGACGGATGCCAAGCGGCAGCGAGAGGAGCAGCAGAAGCGGGTGGACGAGCAGAACGCCGCCAAGGCCGCGCCGCCTGCCTCGTCGCCGGTATCGAGTCCTCCGCCCCGGGTCGTTCGTTTCGAGACGCCGCGGGGAGCCGTTGACGTGGCGGTGGCCAGCGAACAGGACGAAACCAACCTGCTCGGCGTGCTTGAGCAGGCCAGCATGAGGACCGGCCGATGAGGCTCGATGCGGTGGAACTGGGCGACCAGTTCGAATGGGTGGACGAGTTCACCTGGGATGCGGTGGCACAAGAGCAGGAACGCTCCCTGACCGGCGCGCTGCTGGTGCAGGAAGGCACCAAGCTGCATGGCCGCCCGATCACACTGCGCTCCGGGGGAGGGGTATGGACGCCGCTGTGGGTCGTGCGGCAGTTGGAGGTGCTGCGCGACCAGCGCCTGCGGGTCATGCCGCTGGTGCTGCCAGACGGCCGAGAGTTCTCGGTGATCTTCAACCGCGCCGACGGGGCGCCGCTGGAAGCCGAACCGTTGTTCCGCGAGGTCAACCCCGGTCCGGACGCCGACTACCTGGTGACGTTGCGACTGCTCACCGTAGCGCCGCCCCCGGCGCCGCCCATCCCCGACCCTTGATCCCACACCCCGCCTCGGCGGGGTTTTCTTCTCTGGCTGGAGTATTCCATGACGATCACCGTCGATGATGTAAAGCTGCTGAAATCCCAGCGCCTCACCGATGAGGACGACGGCGGCGGCCGTGCCACCGGGCAGGCCGTGGTGGATCGCGAGATCAACAACCTGTTTCCCGATATCTCGCGTCTGGACCGGACCATCGGCCGGATCAACCTGCGCAAGGCCTTCGCCGGCATCAGCTCGAACAGCGCCGAGCCATACCTGGGCGCGCATGCCATCGTCACGCGGGCGCCGGCCGATCCGCGTGTCTCGGTGCTGCTGTTCAACACCGGCAGCCAGACCGACGAGCGCCGCGACGCGCGCAACGCCATCGAGTCCTTCGTGGTGCCGGCCGTGTCCGCCTCGTTCGAGCTGCTGGGCAACCAGTTGCAGGGCCAGCGCGCCATCGCTTGCGTGCAGCGCGAAGAGCAGCGGCTGCCCGAGATCGGCGAGGTCTATCAGTTGGTGTTCGAGTCGCGCTCGCAGTATGTCCGCATCACCGACGTCGAGGCGCGGCTGGAACAGTTCGCCCACGACTACGGCAACGGCAACTTCGTGAACTTCACCCGGCGCCGGCTGGACCTGTCGATCAGTGCGCCGCTGGGCGCGACCTTCCCCGGCGGCCAGGTGACCCCAGGCGGCACGACTGATCCGAAAAGCAGGGTACTCAGCACTCAGGTCGCCGATGCAGCGCGGTACTACGGCATCAGCCCCCTGGCCGAAGCTGTCAGTCGCGGCGCGCTGAGCCTGCGGGTCAAGTCGGTCTATTCCCAGCTGGTGCCCAGCACCACCCGGGAAAACGCGCTGGTCGACCAACTGGCCGGCTATCAGCGGCGCCTGTTCGCCGCGGCCGGGCCGGCGCGGACGGTAAACCTGAATGTCGCGAACATAGGCAGCGGCAGGTCGCGGACGTTCCTCGGCACTGGCTGCGCGCCGGGTTCGCTGTCGCTGAGCGCTGGCGGCGGTGTGTTCGCCGACGACCGCAAGGGCGGTCTGCGCTACATCAGCGGATCGAACTGGATTGCCAGCGGTACCGTCGACTACGAGAGCGGCGCAATCGAGATGGCGGCCTCCGGCAGCGGCTGGAGCGGGACAGCGAGCGCCACCTACCAGCCGGCCGCGGCGGCGACCGGCGAAGCGGTGACCGGGGAGATCCCTATCGAACTGGGCAACCGCGGCTTCGTCTACACCCTGTCGCTGTCCGAAGCGCCGCCCCAGCCGGGCACCCTGGTGGTCTCGTTCCTCGCCCTGGGTAAATGGCAGGAGATCCGCGACCAGGGCAACGGCGAATTGGCCGGGGAAGGCACCGGCACGGTGGACTTCGCGACCGGCTCGGTGTCGATCACCCTGAGCGCGCTGCCGGACGTGGGGAGTTCGCTGATCTACGCCTACGTCGGGCAGAACGATGCGGCGCTGACCCAGCGCACCGGCACCAGCGTGCAGGCCCGCGCGCGGATCAACCGGACGTTGCCGCACCAGGGGCTGTTGCCCGGCTCCTACAAGGCGGCGTTCAAGGTCGGCGGGGTAGAGCGCACCGTGCTCGATAGCGGCAACGGCTCGCTCAGCGGTACCGGTGGCAGCGGCCAGATCAACTATGCCGACGGCAAGGTCAGCATGGAGCTGAGCGCGACGCCAGATGCCGGGAGTGGGATCGTGCATACCTACCAGCAGGGCAGCGTGACCGACAGCCCGTTGGCGGTGACCTCCGACAGCACCGGCATGTGCATCGGCACGCTGCCCGGGGCGCCGCTCAAGGCGGGCAGCGTGCGTCTGTCGTGGATCACCAAGCGTCGCCAGGCAGCACCGACCCTCGGTGCGGACATGGGTACCGGGGCGCTGCCGATCTTCGAATCGGAGATCACCGTGGACAACTCGGTGACGGACGATGCCGCCGGCGGCTGGGCCGGGCGCGCCGGGACGATCAACTACGAGACCGGCGAGTTCAGCCTGAAGGTAGCCGGCAACTACGTGTTCAAGGAGTACACCTACTACACCGACACGGTCGACAACTTCGGCATGAAGAAGCTGCGCCTGGTGGCTACCGACACCACCTTGCTCGAGGGTTTCGGTGGCACGCTGAGCGTGCGCGCGCAGAGCCGCGGCGTCGAGTACGGCGAGCAGACCGATTCGCAGACCGTCGCGCCGGTGACCCTTGACCTGTTGCCGGGCGTGGCCGAGCCGATCCTGCCGGGCTCGCTGGTGTTCACCTGGGCCGGCGAGGTCTACGTCGACCGCTCTGGTGTGCTGTACAAGAACATCAGCAGCAGCACCAACGCCGGTATCGCCGTCGGCTCGGTGGATTACGCCGGCCGCACCGCGACGCTGAATACTTATGGCTCGGGGGCGGCGCCGACGGTCACCCTGCTGGCCTGTCTGACCACCAACGCCGGTTTCAGCGTCACCAGCATGACCTTCCGCACCCCGGGGGCACCGTTGCGTTCTGCGAGCCTGCAGGTGACGGCGGTTCGCCTGGATACCGCGCAGATCGTGACCACCACGGCGGACGCGAACGGCAAGCTCAATGGCGCGGTGATCAAGGGCAGCGTCGATATCGTGACCGGCATCGTCCGGCTGCGCTTCACCAGCAACCTGGAGGACACCACCGGGGCCAGCGATATCCCGGTGATTCCGCTGCTGCTGCGCTACAACGCGGTGGTCTTCACCTCGCTGCCGCTGGATGCAACCCTGCTGGGACTGGACCCGGTGCGACTGCCAGCGGACGGGCGGGTGCCGGTGTTCCGCGAGGGCGACGTGATGGTGGTTGCCCATACCGCCGAGACCACGGTGCCGAGTCCTCAAGCCGGGGGCGTGCTGCAGCTCGGCCGCGACCAGCAGGCCGAGATCAAGGTGGTGGACGCCAACGCGGTGGAACTGGCCTCGGCAGGCTACAGCGTCGACCTGGAACGCGGCCGGGTGACCTGGGCCAACCCGCTGCTCCTGCAGGATGCCGAGGGCAACCCGCTGACCCTGCCGCTGGTGGTGCGCGACCGGGTGGAGCACATGACCCTCTGCACCGAGGTCCAGGTGAACGGCGAGCTGGGCATCTCCTCGCCGCTGCCCTGGGATCTGCCGGCGGGCGAAACGCTGGCGTCCAGTGCGCTGAGCTGGGGCGACCTGCAGGCTCGCCTGCACCACTGGTTCACCCAGCGGACCTGGGATATCGGCTCGCCGAACTGGACCGATGAGCCCAAGGGCGACGGGACCACCGCCAACTACAACAGCCTCGCCTATCCGCCGCTGATCGCCAACCGCGGCGCGATCGATGCGAAGTGGGCGCTGGTGTTCAACTCCTCGACCAGTTTCAGCGTGGTGGAGGAGAAGCTGGGGGTGATCGCCAACGGTACCACCACCACCGATACGGCGCCGATCAACCCGGAGACGAACACGCCGTACTTCACCATCCGCAAGGAAGGCTGGGGCAGTGGCTGGGCGGCCGGCAACGCAGTGCGCTTCAACACCGACTCGTGCCTGGGGCCGATGTGGATCGTGCGGACGGTACTCAGCGGCAAGGGCACCGTCGAGGACGATGAATTCCACCTGCAGATCAGAGGAGACGCGGACTGATGACCGCTCGACAGTACAGCTATCGGGACGCCGGCGCACCGCCGGCGCTCTTCCCGTCGGCGGTGACGCCGTTCCAGAAGCTCAAGAGCTACCTGCGCGCGGCGCTGGTCGATGGCTACGGCAATAAGCCGCCGGCCGGGTGGACCGTGGTGAGCGAGTTCGACACTGCCATCACCCTGGCCCCGGCGTCCAACTGCGCGCAGATCACCTTCTGCCAGCACTTGCCAAGTAGCAGCGGTAGCAGCTACCGGGACTTCGTCGGGATCTATGTACATGAGGGAATGCTGGATATCAGCACTCCGCTTCCAAAGGGAGTCAACACGCGATCACGTACGTGGTCGGCGGACACCAATCCCACCAGCAATGATGCCCATATTCTCTATCTGGGCTACATGTACTGGAACGACGCTACCTATTGGCAGATCTGCGCGGATGCCGAGACGTTTGTCTTTTGCATGCTGGCGAATAGGGGCTATGAGAATACGAGCGAGGACTACCACCTCGGCCTCTATGTCGGGCAGTACGAGAGCTTTAGTGGCGCCTCCGGCGTTCAGGGATTCATCGCCGTCGGTGGCGCCCAGGGGAATCAAAGCTCGGGCAGTCGCAGTACCAACCGCTCCTTTGGGAGTGGGTTCAGTTCACTGCGTGACCAGCGCTCGGGGGAGATCATCCAGGGTGCCGGTCCCGGCCTGGGGGCGCAGATGGACCAGATGCAGTATCAGAGCACCTACTATGACCGGCCGGAGGGAGAGAATCCTCCCTACTGGCGTATGCAGCAGCCCTATGTGACGAACGGCGCGAACTACGTCGGCCGCCTGAAGGGGGTGTGTTTCGACCCGATCCTGGGACACTACCGACATGGGCACCTGCTGGATCGGCTTGGCCTGCCCCTGGCCGCTACCTCGGTGGCGGAAGCGGTGCAGATGGATGGCAAGACCTACTACGTGGATATGGACCGCTGGGGGCTCTGGTTCCTGTCTCTCGATCCGGCGTGGTGGCCAGCATGACCGGGCTGATGCTGCAGGTGGTGCCGCCTCTGCAGGCCAGGCCCGATACCTGGCTGCAGCGCTTCGGCATTGGGCCGAAGACCCTTCGCCCGCCAGTGGCGGTCGTCTGGTCGGGGGCCAGGCAGGCGATCTACCAGACCCTCGCCGTGAAGGTCACCCGCGAAGGGGAGGAGACTCCGGCGCGCAAGATTGCCACGCTGTATCGCGGGGCGGTGGTCACCGCGACCGCGATGACGGCGACCTTCCAGGTCTACGAGGGCGAGACGGTGCAGCGCTTCGAGGCATCGGGCCTGCGCGGACAGTTCGTGATCCAGGTCACCGACGAAGGCGACCCGCGCCTGGGGATCATCCGCTGGCCGGTCCTCGATGCCGATACGCGCCTGCTCTCCTATGACCTGACCGAAGGCTCGGGCGGTCGAGATCCGACCGACCCGGCGAAGGTGCGGGCGGTCGTCACGGTCGACGGCGGTGCGGCGTTGCGCCAGGTGGTGGTCATCGAGCGCAAGCTCGATGGCGAGTGGCGGGTGGCCGGCGTGGGGCAGACGGCCGAGTCCGGGCGCGCCGAGATCGCCCTGGAGGTGACGGCCGGCGGGACCACTTACGCGATGGGGCTGGATGACTGGGGCGCGGTGTTCGAGCCACGTCTCGCCGTCAGCCTGGGCCAGCGCGTGCGTCCGACGATCTTCTCTGGCTGGCTCTACGAGGTGACCGAGGCCGGGGTACTGCCGGCGGCTGAGCCGGGTTGGTGGCCGATCGAGGGCGACAACCCCAGCCGCCAGGTCGGCACGGCCCGTCTGCAGGCGACGCGTTACTACCGCCCGCTCAGCCACGGGCCCTTTCCTGTCGAGGCTCTATGATCAATGCGAGTTTCGGCGCCCCCTGGCAGAGGGCGGCGCCGCTTTCCGTGCGCGCCGTCCCGCTGCGCTGGCAGCGCCTGGTGTTTGCCGATGCGCGTAGCGGCGGGCTGTGGGGCTCCGGCCGACCACTGGCACGGCGTTGCGCCAGTGGCTGGTCCGGTGTACCGGTGCGTGATGCGGGCTGGGGGAGTGGCTGGGAGCACGCCGAGCAGCGCAACGCGGCAGCCCGCAGCGCTTGGGACAGCACCCGGGTGCTGGACGTGGAGAGAGAGCTAGGCTGGGATCGGACGCTGCGCCCGCGTGATCGGCGCCTGTCGCTGATCTACAACCCGCGCCCGTCGCCCAAGGACGCCGGCCGTCCGCCCGGCTGGCGGCGCTCGGCCGAGTTCGACCGCTTCCGCGATGCGCTCTCGGAGAGGCGTGCCAGTCTCTACATCCCGACCGGCCTGCTCGACTTCAATTTCGGCCCGACCCGCTACACCCCGGCGAACACGCCCGACGTGTTTTTCGATTTCCGCTACGTGGCGCCGGTCCGTGGTATCCGTCCGGTGGACGCCGGGGCGCGCAGCAGCTACGGCAGTCCGGCCCACTTCGATGCGTTGCGGCGGATTCCCTGGGCATGGGGGCGGCCGACCGATCCGGTGCCGACGGGCATCGTCTATCCCGACTATCCGGGGCCGGTGGTACCGATAGATCCACCCACCGAGCCCGAGATACTGGAGACCTACATGATAGGAAACACGGTCACCCTGGTGGTGCTGCCGAGTCGCACGCCGCTGGATGCGACCAGCATTCGCATCGGCCTGGATATCGACTCGTTCGCCTGGTCGTTCTCGGCTGACCTCTTCGGTCGCACCTCGCTTGACCTGGCGGCGCCGGATGCCAACGGGCCGAAGACGGTAGAGCTGGAGATCAACGGCTGGACCTGGCGGTTTCTGGTCGAGCGTTACAGCGGCAGCGGCAAGCATCCGAGCGAGCGCTACACCATCAACGGCGCGAGCCGCACCCAACTGCTGGACGCGCCCTATGCGCCGAAGCGCAGCGCGGTGAACACGGCGCCGCTGAACGCACGTCAGGTTGTCGACGACCAGTTGCAGTACACCGGCTTTTCAGTGTCCTGGGACGTCGAGAACATGGGGCCGCCGGACTGGACGCTACCGGCCGGCGCCTTCAGCTACCAGGACCAGACGCCGATGCAGGTCATCGTCAAGCTGGCCGAGGTCGCCGGCGGCATCGTGCGGCCGGGCCTGATGGACGACTCGGTGACGATCCTGCCGCGGTATCGTGAGGCGACCTGGTACTGGGACACCGCGATTCCCGACCGGATCATCCCGGCCGCCATCGTCGCCGAGTGGGGCAGCGAGTGGAGTCCCCAGCCGGCATGGAATTTCGTCTACGTCAGCGGTACCAGCTACGGCGTCAGCGTGCAGGTGCGGCGCGCCGGTACCGCCGGCGAGGAGTCGGCGCCCGACGTCATGGAGGACTGGATGACCGGCACCGAGGTGGCGCGCTCGCGCGGGATCTGTGAGTTGTCGAAGGGCGGTAACCAGGCGATCGAGACGCGCCGTATCCCGTTGTTCCAGAAGGATGATGGGGTACCGGGCCTGGTGCAGCCGGGAATGCTGGTCGAGGTGAGGGACGAACAGGCGACGTGGCGCGGTCTCTGCCTGGCCACCGATATCTCGGCCGAGGGGGTAGGGGCTAGCCGCGTGTGGCAGACCCTGCGCATCGAGCGCCACTACTCGGGAGGCTCCTGATGGCGACGGTCAACCCCTGGCGTCGGTTCATCGGGCTCTTACCGGGCGGCGCGCGTACGGTGGGGGAGGTGATCGACGTCGACGAGGGCGCCGGCACCTGCCGCGTCCGCCTGCGAAACAACGTCGTGATCGCGGCTCGGGGCACGGCGGTGCCGGCCGGGCAGATGGCGTTCATCAGCGATGGCATGGTGACCGGGCCGGCGCCGCAGCTCCCCCAGTTCGATATCGAGGTTTGACTGAGCCGATCCGACCAGCATGCCGTCCAGGCACTGCAGGCGGTCGGACCCGCGTTTCAAGGTAAGCGGATCGCGTGCGGAGATCCACCAGCCATCACGCAAGAGCTGATCAACATGGGCGCGCAGCCCCGGCAACATCCGTTTATTCATCGTGGTTCGCCTCCTACCTGGCAAGCGAACGATAGCAAACCGGAACCCCTTCACGCCTACCGATAGCAGAGCATTAACGTTACTGGAGAGTACCGATGCTGATTACCGAGCAGCAGTTGCTGCAGATATTTCCGAACGCCGGCCATCGCGCCGGCTTTTTTGTGCCCGCACTGAATGTTGCCATGGGGCGCTTCGGTATCACGTCGCCGGTGCGCGCGGCAGCGTTCCTGGCGCAGATCGGGCACGAGAGCGCCCAGTTGACCCGGCTGGTGGAGAACCTGAATTACTCGGCGCAGGGGTTGGCGAATACCTGGCCAAGTCGATATCGCGGCGCTGACGGACGCCCAAACGCCCTTGCGTTGAACCTCGCTCGGCACCCCGAGGCCGTTGCGAATAACACTTACGCCAACCGCAACGGCAACGGCGATGAGTCCAGCGGAGACGGCTGGCGGTTCCGCGGTCGAGGGTTGCTGCAAATCACCGGCCGTAAGAACTACCGGGCTGCCGGCGCCGGCCTCGGCCTGCCGCTGGAGGCTGAGCCTGAGTTGCTGGAGCAGCCCGAGCACGCGGCCAGGTCGAGCGCCTGGTGGTGGGCGGCGCATGGGCTCAACAGCCTGGCCGATTCGGGCAGGTTTGCACTTATTACCCGGACGATTAACGGCGGCATGAACGGCCAGGTGGAGCGCCTGGAACTGTGGGAGCGTGCCAAGGCGGTGCTGTCGTGATCTCCGCCCGTACTTTCTCGGTCGCGCTGGCCTGCCTGCTGCTGGTCGGCCTCGGCGCCGTTGGCGGTGTTTGGATCGGCGCGCGGCACTACCGGCCGCAGCTCGATGCTGCCCTGGCGGATCTGATTGCCTGCCGCGCCGCCCGGGGAGAGTTGGAATCCGCAGTGGCGGAGCAGGTCCGGCAGGTTGCCGCGCTGCGTCAGGCTGGTGAGCAGCGCGTCAGGGAGGCAGCCCAGGCGGTGGAGCAGGGACGACAGCAGGCCGCCGAGCAGTATGCCGCGGCACAGCGCCTGTTGCGTGAGCGCTCCGCTGGTGATCAGTGTCTGGCAGCCGAAGTGGTCATCGATCAGGAGTTGGGTCTATGAAGGCAGTGCTGATGCTGGTGATGGTCGCGCTGGCGGGATGCGCCGGCCAGGTCGAGCCTGAGCCGCGCACGGTGCGCGTAGAAGTGCCCGTTGCGGTGCCGTGCCGAGTGCCGGCGGTAGAGGTGCCGGCCTGGGCAACCGCTGGGCTGAAGAAGAGCGACGATATCCAGACCAAGGTCCGTGCGCTGCTGGCCGAGCTGCAGCAGCGGAAGGGGTATGAGGTGCAGCTGCGCGTCGCTGTGCAGGCGTGCAGTGAATAGAGAAGAGGCGCCATTAGGCGCCTCTTACTTGGATCTCAAAGCCGTTGGGGCTTTGGAAGGAGCCTCGTCGACGGCGCTCAATCGATCCTTCGCCATCTCAAGGCCAAAGTCGATCGCTTTGTTGCCAACATAACCTGCGAACGAAGCAGCAGCAGTGCCAATGGCCATCACCACTGTTACCACAGCAGCGGCAAATAGTAGCTTGCGTTCGACCGACTCCACGCGTGCAACGACCGTTTGCTGATCTTGCTTAAGATCGCCGATTTTTTCTGCGAGGTGTTCAATCGACTGCTCGAGCCGCGCCACTGATGCCGTTAGCTGAGTGATAGCCTGCATATTCCACGCCGAGGCGGTAGGGCTTGGCGTTGACTCGGGGATATCAGGCGTTCCGATCGGGGGCCTTGTATGATGGTTTTTACTCATCCTTAAGCTTCCCACCTAGATTTTACCCAGTCCCAGATGTTGGTCGGCAGACGACCGTAATATGAGGTGACGAGCGTTACGACTCCGGTACCTGATTTCCCGTCAGTGATGCCAAGGGCGCTGGACAGCTCCTCGCTGGTGCCTCGAAAATTAACAAAGTGGCCATGGGCTGGGAGATCAATGAACTCCAT